TAATGTACTCGCTGTTACGTCTTTCGTTGTATCTGGTGCCGTTGTTGGTAGTGGTATATACGTATATTTCAACAGAGCGTCCATACTTGATGGAATTAAATCAAAAGTTATGGACAGTGTTACGGGAAAACTTCCCGGTGCATTAGGCAGTATCGTTCCTGATATAATGCCTGATGCCACAGGACCAGTTTTACCTACTCCTCCTAGTGCTCCTAGTGCTCCTTTCTAATATCCTATATACTAAATAGATTACTATTTGGTATGGAAAAGAAAGAAGTAAAACAAGATGAAACCAAGAAAAAAGGTTTCCTCGGAAAGATAAAAGAAGGTGCTGAAGATCACGAGGATCAACTCGCGATACTCAGCACTTTTGTTCGTCTTGGTATTTTGGTTTGGTCCGGAGCGATCTTAACTTTAGCGTACGTTAAATTGCCACCATCGTTGAATATACCAGAACAGAAACTCGATCCAACCTTCATAGCTTCGGTCTTTACTGGCGTCCTAGCAACATTCGGGGCACAGGTTGGGAGTAAAAAGAATGGTGCAAATAGCGGTGCGGGTGCTAACATAAGTAAGAAAGATATGGAATACCTTATCGAAAAAGCATCACAGACTGCTCCTGCACAAGTGGTTCGTATCGAACAAGGACCAGTCAAGATTGTCCCTGATAACAAGTAATTATGAAAGGTAAAATTTTTGCAGGTGCACTCGGAGGAGTGGTGGGTTTGGCACACATAGGATTCATGGCATCATATCTTAGTAAAGATAAGTTGCCATCATTTGATTTACCTGTTGGTCCATATACATCGTATGTCATAGAAGCAGATAAAGAAAAGTATAAGATTAGTTACAAAGCAGATGATCCTTCTAAGTTTTATATTACCACTGACATCAAGAAGAAGTCAGGTTTCTTAGGATTGGGTAATGATAAGACACAAATTGTGGAAGAGGTTACATCTAGTAGTATTGATAAAGGTCTACAAGCAAATCCAATTGCAACACAAGGACAGCAATTGACTGATGAGCAGATAGCATGTATCAAGGCAGAGGGTAGTGGTGAGAACACAGGTAGACTTGTGGGATCAAGTGTAG